AATTAGCAGAAAACAGATTAAGACGTGATTTGCGTATTAGACCTATGCTTAAAGTAGTAACAACACCAACAGCAGCAGGTGACCCTACAGTAGCATTGCCTAATGACTTCCTAGAGATTCGTGATATACATATAGAGTCTAGTCCAATTCAAACTATTGTTTATCAAAATCCAAGTAATTTTTACAGAAATACAAAGGCATCTACAGCCGATAGTGGTGCTCCTAAATTCTATACTGTCATGGGTTCAGAGTTTCAATTTGCACCTATTCCAGACTCTGCATACACGCTTAAAATGGTTTACTACGCAGCACCATCCTATTTAAGTTCAACAGTTACATCTAATGTATTCTTGGCTAATTCACCAGACTTATTATTGTATGCAGCTTTAGGTGAAGCAGAACCATATCTTATGAATGATGCAAGAATAGCAACATGGGCACAATTATACGACAGAGGTCTTAACTCATTAACAGTATCAGATAGTGCTGGTGAAAATCCATCTGCACCAATGGTAATTTCATTAGCAACACGATAAGGATAAATTATGTCAGAAATGAGCAATTATTTAGAGAACGCACTTATTAATGGCACTCTACGAGCAACATCTTACACAGCACCTACAACAGTTTATGTGGCTTTATATACATCTGACCCAACAGATGCAGATACAGGTACAGAAGTATCTGGTGGTTCTTATGCTAGACAATCTGTTACATTTGCTGCACCTTCTAACGGTGTATCTACTAACTCTGCTGACATTACATTCCCAACTGCTACAGCGGCACAAGGAACTGTAACTCACATTGGTATCAGAGATGCACTTACAAGTGGCAATCTTCTTTACCATACACCTTTAGATGCAAGTAAAACTATTGATTTAGGTGACATATTTAAAATCACTACTGGTAATCTTTCAGTAACATTAGCGTAAGGATAACTCATGGCTCTCGTAGTTAAAGATAGGGTACGAGAAACCAGTACCACTACAGGCACAGGTACACTCACGCTTGCAGGTGCAGTTACTGGATTCCAAACATTCTCTAGTGCTATTGGTAACACAAATACAACCTATTACACTATTACTAATGGTGCAGAGTGGGAAGTAGGTATTGGCACAGTTGCTGCTGGAACATTAGCTAGAACAACTGTATTGGCATCATCCAATGCTGGTTCTGCTGTTACATTTAGTGCAGGTACAAAAGATGTATTCTGTACATATCCAGCAGGTAAGGCACTTTATACAGACGCTTCTGGTAATGCTATTGGTTTAGGTACAGTTGCATCTACAACAACACTTACAAATGCCACAGGATTGCCAATTTCAACAGGTGTAAGTGGTTTAGGTACTAACGTAGCAACTGCATTAGGTACAGCAGTAGGTAGTTCTGGTGCTGTAGTCGTAAACGGTGGTGTATTAGGTACTCCGTCATCTGGCACTCTTACAAACTGCACAGGTTTACCAGCAACAGGTGGTGGTACAGGTCAATCTACTTATGCAGTAGGTGATTTGCTACAAGGTGCTGCAACTAATACATTATCTAAATTAGCTGCTGTAGCTACAGGTAACGCACTTATTTCTGGTGGTCTTACAACTGCTTCATCATGGGGTAAGATTGGTCTTACAACTCATGTATCTGGCACATTGCCTATTGCCAATGGCGGAACAAACTTAACTGCATATACTACTGGTGATATTGTTTATGCTTCTGCAACTAACGTATTATCATCTTTAGCAGATGTTGCTACAGGTAATGCTTTAATATCTGGTGGTGTTGGTGCAGTTCCAAGTTATGGCAAAATTGGTTTAACTACTCATATATCTGGAACACTTCCAGTAGCAAACGGTGGAACAAATGCTTCTGCTGCTGGTATTACAGCATTTAATAATATTACAGGTTATACAGCATCTGGTGCTACAGGTACTACATCTACTAATTTAGTGTTTTCTACTGCTCCAACATTTACTACAACTATAGATGGTGGTGCTACATTTGGTGCATTTGGCAGTTCAACAGCACTTACAATGGGTTATACAGGAACTGGTGCAGCATCAACAACCAATTTATCTACTGCTGCTTTAACAGGTGCATTTACCAAAACAATTAATATTGGTACTGGTGGCACTACTGGTTCTACAACAGCAATTAATATTGGTACATCTGTAGGTTCTACAACAACCATTACAGGAGCAGTATCTTTAGGTACAGCATTAACTGTAGGTAATGGTGGAACAGGTGCAACTACACTTACTGGTGTTATAAAAGGCACAGGCACAACTGCAATGGTAGCAGCCACAGCAGGTACAGATTTTGTAGCTCCAGCAACAGCAACTAACTTTACAGCACAACAATACTTTGGTGCTTCTACATTAACAGACGGTGCAACAATATCATGGGCAGTAGGTGCAGCTCAAGTAGCTACAGTAACTATTGCTGGTAACAGAACATTTGGTGCTCCAACAGGTTTAGTATCTGGTGCTTTCTACTCACTTAATGTTATTCAAGATGCAACAGGTTCACGCACAATCACATGGAACGCTGTGTTCAAGTGGACTGGTGGTACAGCTCCAACACTATCAACAGCAGCATCAGCTAAAGATTTCTTTGTATTCCGTTCAGACGGTACAAACTTATACGAACAAGGTCGTAGTTTAGGGGTAGCATAATGTTTGCGTTAAATGGGTTTGCACAAGCACCATTTAGCACAGCGTTTACTGGTGAACAATTTGCCAATGCTAGTATCAATGGTACTGCATTTGTAACAGCAGATGGTTTTTCTATTGCTTATGACTATGCAAGTATAAACGGAACTGCAACCGTAACAGCATTAGGTGGATTTGTAAGATTTGGTTCAATTGCAATTAATGCTACAGCAACAGTTACAGCATTTCCAGTGGCTACATACGGTAGACGTGCATTTATTAATGGCAATGCTTTAATCACAGCAACAGGCACAAGATTTGGTTACGATTGGAATAATACAACAGTAGGTTCAGAAACATGGACAGATGTAGCAGCAGGTTCTAATACATGGGAAAATGTTGCATCTGGTTCAAATACATGGTTATTAAAAGGGTAAAAAATGGCAAAGACAAAAATTAGTGAATATGACTCAACCGCAGGGAATAATACTGACATAAACAGTATTAACATTGACGAGGGATGTTCACCTTCTGGCATTAATAATGCAATTCGTGCACTCATGTCACACCTTAAAAACTGGCAAGGTGGTACAAGTGGTGATGCTTTACCTATTGCCTCTGGTGGCACAGGTGCAGTGACTGCTGGTGCAGCTAGAACAGCTTTAAGTGCTGCTTCTACAGGCTCTAACTCTGACATTACAGCACTCACAGCACTCACTACAGCACTTACCCTCATGCAAGGTGGTACAGGTGGCTCTAAATCATCAGTATCCAACGTAGCAAGAACAACTAACGTAGCAACTATTACAACATCATCGGCACATGGCTATACAACTGGTGATAAAGTTACAATTTCTGGTGTTACAACTGCAAATTTCAACGCAGCAAATGTTACAATAGCATCTGCACCTACAACAACTACATTTACCTACGCAAATACAGGTTCTGACGTAGCTACAACTACAGATACCACTGGTGTAGTCATTAGTTTAACAAGTATTAGAAGTAATTTAGGCATGGTATTCGGCACAGATATTCCTGCTGTCAATACTGCAACAACATTTACTAAACAACAAAACACATCTAACGTAACATTGACAGATGGTGCTAACATTGATTGGGATTTATCTTTGGCTCAAGTAGCAACAGTCACTTTAGGTGGTACTCGTACATTTAACGCACCAACTAATATGGTTAATGGTGGATTCTACGCATTAGCAGTATACCAAGATGGTACAGGTGGTAGAACACTTACTTGGAACTCTATATTTAAATGGAATGTTGGTAGTGCACCTACATTATCTGGCACAGCAGGTGCTAAAGACTTCTTTGTATTCAGAAGTGATGGCACTAATCTTTACGAACAAGGTCGTTCACAGGGAGTGGCTTAATGCTTATTTTAGCAGCAGGAACTAAAACAGTAGCAGGTGCAGATAACTACCTAGTACAACGTTCTTTACGATTTAGAAATAGTGCATCTGGTTATATGTCTAGA